CACCGAGCCGGCGGCCACGGCCGGCGTTCCGCCCTGCACCAGCACCCACGGCGACCAGTCCTCGTTATTCATACTGGTTTTATGCCGCTCCCAGACATTGGTGCTGTAGGCCTCGTGCCAGTATTGGTGCGCGATGCGCCCTTCCGCGCCCGATACCGCCACCAGCTTGCCGCCACGGCTGCCGGCCGGCAGATTGCGCGACTGGCTGGGGCTTAATACGGCGTAGATGCCGTCGGTTTTGAGCTGGTTTAGGTCGCCGCTGAATGCTTCGACCTTAAAGTTGCCGATACCGTAGCCGGCGAGCGAGTTGGGTTTGCCGGTGACGCTGACCCAATCCAAGCTGATGCCGTTCACCGCTTCCTGCGCGGCGGCGGCTTTGTCGTAGGCGGCTTTGACGGCTTTGCTGGTGGCGGCGGTGGATTCGCTGTCGCTGTCGGTGGCGGACGATAGCTTGCCGCCGTAGCGCGCCCATTTGGCCGAGCCGCTGTTGGGGTTGTCGCGGTTGCCGTCCATCAGGCTGATGTAGCTGCCATCGAGCGTGTCGGCCATCAGCACCGCGCCTTTGGGGTAGCCGCCGATGGCGGCGCAGTGGGTGGCGTCGAAGCGGTAGCGGTTGCCGTTGTTCAAAAACACGGCGGCAGCGCTGACATCGTGCAGCACGCCGTTCATGTCTTTGCCGCTGGGTGGTTTGCCGCCGAGCGACAGCGGGGTCATGGTGATGCTGGGGAAGCCTTCGCTGTAGGTGGCGGCTTCCTGCGCGGCGCCGGCCTGGCGCGCGGCGGGGATGTCGTTTTTCAGGCCGTCGGATGCCCATGCTTTGGAAAGTAGTTTCGGCTGTGTCATTTCAGGCTCCCATAAAGAAGGCACCCTCGCCGAAGGGTGCCAGTTCGGATTCGGTGAAGCCGAAGGTTTTTCCGGCTTCGGGTTCGTAAAAATCGAGCATCACGCCGCTGGGGCGCGGCAGCATCTCGCGCACCAGATGGCGCTCGATCGGATGCAGGTAAAACTCGAAAACGTAGCGGGCGGCCATGGTGCCGCTTTTAACGAAATAGGCGCGGCCGCGGCCGGCGAACATCGCGCGCAGCAGGCGGTTGATGTGCGGGGCGGCGGCGTAGATGATGTTGCTCATGGCTTTAAACATAATCACGCGCCGGTACATATCGTCGTGCAGCCTGAACGTGCGGCGGGTATCGCCGTCGCCCGCCCAGGTGCCGCCGGCAAACGGGGTAAACCCCTGCGCAAAGCCGACGTATTCGTCTTCAGGCTGCATGTCGATGTTGCGGCTGATGCCGACGATGCGCCCCCATACGTCCAAGCCCCAGCCCTGCGCAGTTTCGACGTTCCATACGGTATCGTAAAAGGCCTGCAGGTCGGCAGCCGGGTCGATGGCGCCGTCCCACGATTGGATCAGCGACAGCATCACCGGACTGTGGGCGTACTGGCTGATTACGGTGTCTTTGAGATTACGCACCGGCCACCTCGATTCCGCCGATAACCGGCTTTTGGTGGATGCCGGCGCGGATGCTGCTGCCGGACGGATTGGCCGTGGTGCCGATGGCGACATCCAGCACCCGTCCCAAAGGCGCCAGCGCGGCGGCGAACTTCACCGCGTACAGCGTGCCGCCGATGCGCGATTCAAAGGCGGCGGCCACCGCTTCCTGTATCTGCTGCGTCAGGCCGGCGGGCGCGCCGCGCTCCACGGTAACGCGGATATAGACCGGCAAGTCTTCGGGGCGCATAAAGGCGACGGTGTAGGCGGGTTTGGGATCGGTGTAGTTGTCGTCGTACAGGGTGATTCGGTGTTGCCGTTAAAGTCGCAGCCGCAGCCGGCAAAGCGCAGCAGCACGTCGGCCACCGCCTTATCGTCGCCGCCGACCACCGCCGCATAGATGCTGTGCGGCTTGAGCGTGTAGCCGTTTACCGTTTCAGGCTGCCCTTTGGGATTGTCGACCACATACACATCCTGCACGCCTTCGAGTGCAAACAGATTGGCGTACACCGCCTGCGGCGTGCCGTGGGCATTGACCGCCACCGAGCGCAGCCGGCGTTCAGCAAACTCGGCGCGGCTCTCTTCGGGGCGGCCGGGCAGCGACGACTGCGGATTGCGCACCCGATCCAAGCCCGGCAGGCTTTGGTAAATGCGGCTGATGCTGCCGGCAGCGGCTTTCAGGCTGCCTTTGGCGCCGACGGCGGCTTTGACCACACCGCTCTCGGGAATGCCGGTTTCGGCCAGCGTCTGCCACTTTCTGCCCTCGTCGTCGAGCAGCACAAAGCCCTGCGGGATGCGGGTGCCGGCCAGACCGTAAAACTCGCACTCGGCCAGCGAATCGGTGGCCGGCTTGCGCTCGATAAAGTAGATTTTGCCGATGGCATCCTGCATAAACGATTCGGCAAAATCGGGATGCACCTGGTTGACCAGAAAGGCAATCTGGGCGTTTTTGTCAGCAATTACCGCCGCCAGACTGGCAGCCAGCTGGCCTTGCGGTGTTTCCGGTGCCGGATTCAAGCCGCCGCCGAAGGCAGCCTGAAAGTCGGCCAGCACGCCGTCGAGAATTTCGGCTTCGCTGGGCATCTCGATGCCTTGCGCGGTAAATCTGAGCGGGGGAACGTGTGTCATAGGGCAATCTCGTAGTTGCGGTTGTCGGCGGTAAATTTCAGGCTGCCTGAAAGCACGCGGCCGTCGTCCATCGCCACATCGACTTCGGCGGCATCGACGCCCGGCACGCTTAAAGCCGCTTCGATCAGGCGGTGGCGGTACAGCGCAAACGGCTGGCGGCCGCCCAGCGTTTCGTCAAAATAAGGAATGCCGCGATCGGTGTCGTACCACGCTTCGCCGGCAAACAGGCGCGCGGCGCTGGCCACGTCTTGGGCGTGGGGCATGGCCGACAGGGCGATATTGCCCTCGGCATCCAGCGCCAAATCCCAGCTTTCGGGGTCAAGGTAAAGGGTGTTCATGGCGATGCTCCATAGAAAAACCCGCCACGGGGCGGGTTGGGTTTCAGGCTGCCTGCGGCTTGCCGCTGGTGCCGTTGCCGGGCTGTACACCGCCGTGCGGGTGGTTTTGCAGGCTGATATTGCCGGCCATTATGTCGCCGTCGGCTTGGATGCCGCCTCCTCCGCTGAATTTGGCGGCGGTTTGGGTGTTGGCTTGGAAGGCGGCGGAAGTGCTGCTGACCGTGCCTTGGGCATTGAGACGGATATTGGCGGCTTCCAGTTCGATGTCGCCCGGCGAAAATACTTTGATGCCGCCGTTTTTGAATTGGATGTACTGCGCGGGCGTGCCGTTGAGAAAGCCGCCGAAATACAGGGCGTCCGCCCAGTTGAAACGGCGGCGGCTGGCGGGGGCGGCGGGCGCTTTGCTGCGTTTGACGGCGGAGATGTCGCGGCTGCAGAAGCCGCACATGCCGATGTCGCCCGGCTCGGGGTCGATAATCACGGCGTTGCTGCCGCCCTGCAGCCTGAAATAGGGGACGTTGTGGATGGTGCCGTGGGCGACGGGGCTGCCGGCACCGTCCAGCTGCGCCACCAATGGCTGCACGTCGAGCAGGCCGACGGGTGCCACGCCGCCGCTGTGCACGGCGACCACTTTCACCAGGGTAACGGTTTGGATGCGGGAAACAATGCTGTCCACGGCAAAGGCCAGCGCGCCGCCGTCCAGGTTTTCAGGCTGCATCTGGCCGAGTTTAGCTTGCAACATGGGTATTCTCCTGCCCGCCGTCTTCGCCGATGCGCGACGCGCGGATGTCGGCCTGCCATTTGCCGGCGGGGGTTTGGCTCTCGAGCAGCAAGTCCATGCCGAATATCCGCCATTTGCCGTTGCACTGGGCAATCAGGCTGTCGGCGATTTCGACGCGGCCGCCGAAGCGCAGCGCTGGCTGGAACAGGCAGGAAAAGCGCACGCCGATCAAATCGGGAACGGGGTAGCCGATCAGCCCCGACTGCGGGCGGATAACCGGCGTATGGGTGCGGCGCGGCTGTCCGCGCGGGGCGATGGCGATGGTGTTCTGCTCGATATAGAGCGCGGCACCGCCATCGGCGGCCAGTTCGCGCACCTGCTGCATGGCGGTTTGCGGCATATAGGGGTTGGAGACGGTGGCGGAAACGCCGTTGTTCTCGAATAAAAAACCCATGTCCTGCGCCAGGGCGCCGATGGCTTGGGCAACATCGACTTCGCCGGCGAAACTGCGCGGCGGCACGGCGGCCAGCTGGTGATAGACGCCGGTGCTGCTTTCAATCACCAGCGCCACATTGGGCGCGGCGGCAAAATCGGGCTTGGCAAAGGTGATGTTGCCGGCAAAGACGATGCTCATCTGCCGCGCGTCGCCGGCTTCCACTTGGATGACGTTTTGCAGCGCCTGCGCGGTGTTCCACTGCACACGCAGCAGCTTGGCCATGTTTTCCAGCCGCAGGCCGTAGATGCGGATGCGGGCGGTGGGCATCACGTTGCCGTTGCCGTAACCGATTTGGCAGGACGTGCGCAGGCCGTCGAATACCAGCGTGTTGTTGGCGTCGCCCTTGCCGTCGAAATTGAAAAAGTCGCCGTCGGCCTGCAGGCGGATGGTGATGCGGATGCGCTTTTCGCTGTAGCTGCCGGCGCCGCGTCTGGCTTTCTGATGGCCGGTAACGCGGACGGTTTCCAGTTCGGGGCCGTTGTCCTGTGCGTCGTCCAAATTGCTCATGGTGCGCTCCACAGCAGCCTGAAACGGCTGCCCAATCCCTGCCAGTGCGGATTCAGGCTGCCGTGGGCATCGTCGAAATAAAAAATACCGCCGGCGGCGGCCAGCGGCACACGGTTGTGGCACAGGCGGGTAAGCGCCAGCGGCCGGCCGCCTTCGTACACGCTTAAATACAGTCTTTCGTGCAGGGTGCGCAGGCGCAGGGTGATGTCGCGCCCGCCCAAAGCCAGCGACAGCCGCTGGTTGGGCGTGGCCTGCAGGGGGATGCTTAGGATCATTTCAGGCTGCCTTTATAAAATCCCGAGCCATTTGCCGCCGCGGTGCAGCAGGCTTTCGTCGGGGGCGGTTTTCGCCGGCGGCGGGGCGTCGGCGGCGTTTTCAGGCTGCACCCGTCCCGCGTCCTGCTCGGGCTGGGCGTCGGGCGCTTTGGTGTGTTTGTATTCCACCCGCACCTGCCGCACTTCCTGCAGGTGGATGTCGGCCTTAATCATGCGCGCGCCGTCGGACGCTTCGCGCCGGTAGTCGTAGCCGGTAATCGCGCAGTTGGGATAGACGGCTTCGGGGGTGATGACCATAAACAGGTCGGTGGATGCGGCCAGCGTTTCGAGCAAGGCCAAAAACGCGCCGCGCGCCACCACGCCGCCGCTGGCCTTGCTGACCCTGACCGTTAATGAAAAGGGTTCTGCCACTTTGTTGTAGCTGGCAAAGCTGCCCTGCTCGATGGGGGCGGATGAGACCTGCGACTTGCCGCCGTATTTGACCGTTACCACATTATCAACCAGCAGCAGCGGGATGCCGGACTGGTTGAATACGCCCCAGCGGTTGCCGAATACGCGGTTAATCAGCTGCGCGCCGGCAAATCCCAGCAGCGGTTTGGCGGCATTGCCCGCCAGCGCCTGCGCTTTGCCTTTCAGGCTGCCGTTAATGCTCATGCTGCCTCCGGTTGTAATTGTCCACGCTCAACACTTCCCACAAATCCAGCGCGTCCTGCAGGCTGTACACCGTCTGCATTTCGTGCAGGGTACACAGCCGCGAGGACACCAGTCCGCCGACGATGCGGCTCAAATTCACATATTCTGCGCCTGCGTCCCGTCCGCGGCTGATGCCGAGGTCAGGCCAAGCGCGGGCAGCAAAAAATCGATGTGCAGCTGGAACACTTCCTTGCGCAGGCGGAACAGGGTAGTGAAGTCTTCCACATCGTTCAGCGACACGTCCAAAGGACGGCGGCTGCCGTCGGACAGCACGGTTTGGACGCAGCCCAAAAGCTCGTCCAAGAGCGGCAGCGACACTTCGGGCGGGATTCTGCCCAGCGCCGACAAAGCCACCCGCGCCATGCCCAGCATGCCGCTTTGCGCGTCTTCCACTTCGACGCCGCCGCCGGCCAGCGCCAGCAGGCAGCGCATCGCCCAGTTGTCGGCCTGCGCGGCGGGCATTTCGGTAATCACAAAGGATTTGCCCTTGTCGCGGCCGGTCTCGATGGTGATGGTTTTGGTTTTGAGCATTATTCGGTGTCCTCCACGGTGATTTCGCCGAGCTTGAAGCCGAAGGTTACCGCTTCCAGCGTTTTCTTGGCATTGGTGCCGCCGGGAGTGGAAACCATAAAGCCTTTGGCGATGTAGCGTTTTTTAATCGACGGGATGGTGCATTGGAACTCAAAGGGCAGCGTTTCCTGCTCGGTGCGCATTTTCTTGACCACATTGTCGAAATGGTCGCGGCTGGGGCTGTTGGCCTGCAGCTGGATATTGAAATCGACTTCGTATGGCGTAAAGGCGCCGGACTGGAAGCCGTCCACCCCCATCACCGTTTCGCCGATGGCGCCTTCGCCGAAGGAAAAGGCGTTGTCGGCGGCATAGCCCATTACGGGAACAAAGCTGTCGTTGTAACCCTTGGCGCGAAACAGCAGCACGCTGTTGGCGGCGGTCAGGGTTTTGTCGGTAAATGTCTGCATGGTGTTTTCCTTTCGGGGATAAAAAAGGCAGCCTGAAAGGGTTTCAGGCTGCCTGTTTGGAGTTGCCGTTAAAACGCATAGGGATACATCTGGCGGATTTCCTTGTCGCGCTGATCCATCTTGCGGACATAGCAAAAAGCAAAATGGACGGGCACATAAGACGAAGTATTGCCATTATCCTGCGTACATTCATACTGCGCGAACTGCTCCCACAGCTTCTGCGATTGGCGCAAATGCCTTTTTTCTACCGTATAGCCCAATGCTTTCAGATAGGTTTTGCGCAGTTTGGCTTTCGTGCGCTTCTCAAGATAAAAGCTGCAATTGGCCAAATCGATACCTTCCAAGCCCGCGCAGCGCGGATCGACGTAGATTTCCACGTCATATGTCCGCGCCGGTGCGCTTAGAAATATCCCGAATAATGAAATGGCTAGAATCCGTTTCACGGCTATGCTCCTCAAAAAAAATGGGGAGTATAGCCGCTTTGCTATTTATCCGGGCATTTTTGCGCCTTTTCTACAAATTTAGTGTATTTGTCAAAATCTTGAACTGCGCCTTGACCGTATTTCTGCATACTGGTTCCGTTTCCGTCTTTTTTGTCGTAAGACGGATCAACTATGCCTTTTGCCGCATCTGTCGCTCCAATCAAATGTGCCATTTTCAAGTATTTGACTGTTTTTTGCGGATTACCGTTGAAAGCAGCTTTGGCGGCTTTACCCGCATATGATAAATTTTTATTGACCAGTGCGATAAAGGCTTTGTCCTGAATTGTTCGGTCTTTCAGATAAGCGTTTTTCCCTCCTTTGATTGTCCAGTTGCCCGCGTCGGCCAGAAATGCTTTGTGAATTGCGGCATCCGCCCCATTTGATAGTTTTTTGCCGTATTTTTTAACAGCGGCATCATATTTGGCACGGCTGATATAACCAATATCTGTCAGTGCAACTGCGCCAAACTGATACAATCCGAGGTAACCAAATTGGTTTTCCTCCGATAAATCAAACCGCCCCGCCGATTCTGTCTGCGCCACATTTGCGGCAAATGCTCGCGTTTGTGCATCGGTTAATCCAGGAATGATGCCGCCGGAAAAAGACAGGGCATGTTGGATTTTTTTCAGTGCAGCCGGGTCTTCGGGATGGGCGGCTTGACAGTTTTCGTCTCGTTTGTCTTTTGAAGCCTGATTACCTTGGTTTGCGGGTTGCAGCTGCAACATCAGATTCCGATTTTCGCAAATCGAGCTGGCACGCAGTTCGATACTACCCTGCAAATTCAAGGGTAGGAAGGACAAAACATTGCCGCTAGTCAGCAGATTGCCCATTAGCGCTGCTCCTTTAACGGCTTTCCAGGTAACCGGCTGGTTGGCTGACACGGTAATTTTTTGCCCGCTGATTACGGAAACCTTAATCAGGTTGTCCGAAGGATTCGCCGGTTTGAACGTTTTGGTGCCCGAAGCACCGGTAAATTCGATCTTCGGGCGAAAAGCAACATGATAGGTGTTTTCGATAGAATAACTGTTGTTTTCGGTGGCACATTCAACCCGACAGCAGCCGAACTTGGGATCGTAAGGAACGTATTTTTTGAGCTGCGGGTCATAAGACCACGCTTTCATCCCGACGGATGCGCAGGCTTGCTGCGGACTGTCGAAAATGCCGCTATAGGTAAAATTACCTGCCCATCTGCTGTAGTTGCCGAGCGTCCATTTACCGTTGCAGGATTGGTTGGTTTGATTTGTCATAGTAAAACTCCTAAAGTTAAAAAAGATAAATAAAATAAAACAGATAAAAAGGGTTGAAAGAAAAAACGGGGCATTGGGTACTTTTAAATCAAATCATGGTTGGTCTCCTTTCAAAATCAAATTGGTAAACTGGCGAGAATCCCTGCTTACCATTTGCCCAGCGGGCAGGCCTGGTTGACCAGCAGGGTTTTGGCGCGGACGAAACAGCCGCAGGCGCCGCAACGGTCGAAGATGCCGACACCTTGGATAACATCGTCGTCTTTCGGATCCTGGCGGTGCTGCAGCAGCGCGGGGCAGGCGGCGCATTCGGCCAGTCTGCGCACAGTGGTTTCTTTATCGGTACGTCCGATGCCTGCGGCGGCTTTTGCCAGCCCTGCTGCGCCTTGCGCGAGTTTGTGTAAGCGGACGGGTTTGGGAGGTGTTTGGTTCATGTTGATTTGTCCTGTTTGAATAAAAAAACAAATGCAAAACCCCGCACGGTTTTTATGGTGCGGGGTTTCGTTTTTCAGGCTGCCGTTTCGATGGATGTATGCGCTTAGAACCTATCTGTGCTGCGCCGGCCGGCGTCGTCGGTGCGGTATTTGTCCGGCAGCCGCAGCAGGGCGGCGGTGTTGGGATTGACGGCGGCAGTCGCGCCGTTGGCGATGGCTCGCAGATTCATAGCTGTCCTTTCCAAAAAGCAGCCTGAAAACCTTGTTCGGGCTTTCAGGCTGCCTATTCTTCGGCAATCTCGCTGCCGATGCTGCGCCACAGCGTGCCCCTGTCGATTAGGGGCTTGTCGAAGCCTTTTTTGCGCACGGTGGCCGGGGCGTTGGCCGGTTGCTTGAAGTTTTGGATGGTTTCGACGATTTGGCCTTTCACCCCTTCGCCCAGTAGCGCGAGCGTCTGGCGCATGTCGCCGCCGTTGGCCTGCAGGATGGCGGCGGCCTGGTGCGGCCATTCGTCTTTGTGTGCGGCAACGGTGTTTCGGAAAAACGGGCGCGGCGGGATGTTGGCGGTACCGTATTCGTTCCAAAACGCCACAGCGGCAACCGGTGTGCCGTCTTCATATTTGGCGCTCTCGAAAATGCCCACGCGCACTTTCAGGCTGCCTGAAGACTGCGATGCCAGCCCGGCCAAACGCCGTCTGAACTTATCGCCACCGCGCATGGCAGCCCCCTGCAACGTAGCGGAAACGGCGGTATTTGGCGGTGAGCTGCCAAAAGGTCGCGCCGTAGGGGGTTTGCAGATACCAGGCGGCGTTGCTGCCCACCGCGCCCATATCCGCGCTCACGGACACGCTGCCTTCGGTGGCCGAAGCAATGCGCCCCACCAATCCGCCCTGTGCGGCACGTTCAGCCAGCGCGGCGAAATGGCGCACCAGCAGGAACAGCAGCATTTCGCGCTCTTCCAGCTTTTCCACGATGCTGTGGTCGGTGTTGTCCAGCAGGCTTTCGGCCTGTGTGAACCACATAGCGAACTGGGCATCGCTTGCCTGCACTTCGGGATAGGCTGCCTGAAACCGCGCTTTATCAAAGACGACGGCAGGCATGGTTAGCCTTCCTTGGCGGTGCTTACGCCATTGGCCTTGTCATCGGGGTTAATGGCTTCCAACTTGGTTTCATTGTCGGTCTTTTCCCGAGCTTCTGCCTTGGTGTTCTTTGCATCTTCATGGGCGAAAACGAAGCCGTTTTTCACCATGTCGCGGTCTTGGTGCGCTTCCATCCAGGCATTGAACAGGTCGGCGTCCACATCGTACGTGATGCCGTGGCCGCCGATGATGTTTGAAGCGTTCGCGCCATTTAGTTCTACCGACTGGTCGCCCACTTCGATAATCAGCCCGTTAGGCAGTTTGCAGCCAACGGTTACGGTTTTTTGTTTTGCCATTTGATTTTCCTTTGGAATTGAGAAAAGGCCACCTGAAACAGGCGGCCTTGTTTTTTAAGCAGCCTGCACTTAGCTCACCGTCATGGAAGCAATGCAGAACGGGCGGTAGATAATCGCGCCCCATGTGCCCTGCGATTTCTTCTGTTTGATGCTGGAGGCTTCCAGAACCATGTTGTGCGCACGCAGTTTTTCAGTGAAACCGCATTCCAGCGTGCGCTGACCGTCCAACTCTTCCACAATCAACTGCACCATTTCGCCCGATGCGGCGGAGTATTCCGGCACGGTTTCGATGCGCAGGTTGGGGAAGTTCTTTTTCAGTTGGTCGGTAACATTGACGTTGTACTGGTTGGTTTTGGTCAGTTCCACGCTGGCAGTCGGGCTGCACACCAGCAGGAGCGGTGTGTTCATATCAATCAGGCCGCCGGTCTGCTGCAACAGTTTTTGGAACAGCTTGCGGATGGATTCGTACACTTGCTCGCCGGTGGCGGTTGCCCATGTTTGGGCGGCAGCGGTGGCGGCCGGCAGGCTCGGATCGTTGAGGATGCCGTAGTTCTGCAAACCTTTGATGCCGAACAAATAGGATTTGTTCTGAAAGCGGTTCAAGGCGTTCACGCTGGCCTGATTGACGCGGTTTACATAGTCAATTTTCGCTTCGCCTGCGCGTGCCACTTCGCGCTCACCCCAGCGGGTGAACACTTGGTAATGGTAGCTTTGGCGTTGCGGGAAATTGACGTTGGCGCCGCTCACACCGTTGTTGTTGTAGTCGCCGTAGCTGGAGACTTCGCCGGTAGGTTCTACCAGCATGAACATGGCGGTTTCGGTCGTCCAGTCGCCTTTTTTCACTTCGCCGAAGATTTCGGCGGCCTTCATCGGCTGAAGGGCGACTTCAATCAGCTTCGGATCGACATAGGTCAGCATCCATGCGGGAATGCCGCTATTGCCGGCGGTGGTCAGTGCGGGCTGCGCGTCCATCGCCAAAGCAGCCTGCACCTGTTTGTTCATCAGCTTTTTGCCGCCGCCCATAAAGACGATGCCGGCATCGCGTTCTAATTGCTGTAAGGTATTCATTCAATTACTCCCATGTGGTGATTTTGGCCAGTTCGCCCGCTGCGGCTTTGGAAGCTACTTTGAAGCGGGTCAGGGTGTGGCCGGTTTCGGTGGCGGCGGCAGATGCTTTCAGTGTGCCGTCGGTGTCTTTGGCGAACACGTTCTGGCCGATTTCGGCACCGGCGGGGAAGTGCGCCCAAAAGTCGCCTGCCACGGCCAGCGTAATGATTTGGCCGGGCAGGATTTGGTTGCCGTATTCCGCCAGATAGGCGGTGATGCTGGCCTGCTGTTCGCGGTGAACAAAGCCGATGCGTGCGCCGGCGGTTTTCTTGTTGGACACTTTGCCCTCGGCATCCGCCCAGGCAAACACGCCGACGGTTACGCCGTCCGTGCCGCTGACGAGTGCGCCTTCCCCCGCCAGCATGGAAGCGTTCGGGTTGTGGGCAGCAAAATCCCCCGCAACGGCGGGGGCTTGGTAAGTTTGGACTGCTTTTTGGAATGACATGGTTTAAGCCTTTCTGATTCGTGATAAACCGGGGAACTTTTCGGCGGTTTTGGCCGCATCTTGCGCCATCGGCTGTTTGGGTTTGCCCAGCATGCCGACCATGGCACGGTAGGCGGAAGGATGCACGCCGGTTACGTCAATGCCGCTCTGTTCGAGCGCGAACTTGTACACATCCGCCGCATTGTCCATCGCCACATCGCCGACAATGTGCGCCACTTCGCGTTGTGCCGTTGCCAAAGCCTGCGAACGTTTCCGCTCGGCTTCTACGGCGCGTTTGATGGCCGCATCCATCGCCATTTTGGAAATGGCGGCATCTTGTGCGGGTTTGGGTGCGCCGCCTTCTGGGGCTTCCGGCTCTTCGTCCTCGGCGGGTTCTTCCGGCTCAGTGAGGGCAGGGTTATTTTCGCCGTTCTCCGGCTCGTCTTCATCCGTGCCGACATTCTCGACGTTTTCGGGCGGCAAATCTTCGCCGTCGTCTTCCGCCGTCTGCACTTCGTTGGTCAGCGAGCCGATGACCTGCAGCAGCTCGTCCGGGCTTAATTCGGCGTCTTGAGCCAGCAAGGGCTTCAAAGCAGCCTGAATGCGGGCTTTCGCCCCTTGTTTTAGTTTCATAACTGTCCTTTCGTGAAATGGGTCAGAATCGCTTACCACTACATCACGCCCCGCCCGACCCACATCGACAAGGGCTACATGATTCCCGATGATTTGGCGCATCACGCCGTCGTAATGCTGCCCCTGCCACCGGCCTGCCGTCATATCGGGCGTGTAGTGGTAGGCGCTGGAAAGTTCGGTCTGCTCGCCGCTTTCGATGCCTGCAATGGCTTCGGCGTCCCATACCGAGAGCGAGCAGCGCAAATAGCCGTCGGCAAACACCACATCCGAGCCTGTGCTGCCGACCACGATTTCTTTTTGCGGGTCGTCCGCCGATACCGGAATATGCCGGCTCAACAGCGGCAGGTTGCGGAAACTCTCGGCCGCCTGTTCAAGCTCCTGCGGGTCGCGCAGCAGGTAGTAGATTTTTTCAGGCTGCAGTCCCAGTTTTTCAAAGTCGGGAATCTCGCGCCCGTAATAGGGATTGACTGCGGCCTTGCTGATATTGGACACCGCCACATGCAAACGCCCGTCCTGGTCGTAGGAGCGGGCGGAGTCTTGGGCGATGGTGTGCTGGTCTTTCATGCGTTGAATCCTTTAATCACAGCCCTGCTGGTACAGCGGCAGTTGATTTCTTCGCCGGGCTGCACCCACTTGCCGTCCAGATACATGCCTTTGGCTACGCTAAAGCGCTTGCCGTTGGCGGCAACGTGGCTGGGGCGCGGGGTTTTGCCGGCGTGCGAGTGCATCCACACCGCTTCGGTGATGCCCAATTCCTGCCGCCGTGCCTGCTCGATAACGGCTTTCGCCTTGTTGGTTTGGTCGCGGGCGATAAAGGCGGCGCGCCGCTGGCTGATGCCGTAATCGCGGCGCAGTTCTTTGGTGAGGGCGGCCATGTCGTAACCGGCATTGACCGAGCGCCAGACGCTCTCTTCGACGCGGCTCAAATGCTGCTGGGCGATGGAGCGGATCAGGGCGACGTTGCCGCCGATGAGCGCTTCCAAGGCTTGGCGTTGGTAGGGCGTCATGGCAAAACGCACGGTAAAGCCGGCATCGCGCAAGGCGGCCTGAAAGGCGCGGTCGGTATGCGACGCGCTCTTTTCGACAAACAGGCGGGCGATGCGCGGGGCAAGGGTGTCGAGTTTGTCGAGCCAGTAGCGCAACAGGCGGGCGGCGGCAGCCTGAAACCAATCGACTAAGCTGTCTTGGGCGATGCGCTGCGGATAATGCCCGCGCACCATCTGCACGAAATCGTCTTGGATGTCGCGCAGCATGGCTTTAAGCTGCCGGCGGTAGGCGGCTTCGACGCCGAGATTGGGGCGGATGGGGGCGAGCAGGATTTCGTTGGACTTGATGGGCATTTCAGGCTGCCTTGTTTTCTCGATTCCCGCGCCATATAATCAAAACATCCGACAGCAGAAATTTTCGCATTAGCTGCGTAATCTCGGGCAGTCAGTCTGCCAAGTGATATATGGTGGGGATTGCGGCCACCCGGATATACAAATAAGCCGTTAATCAGGCTCCAGCACGTTTCGGACGTTCAGCAGGCGCAGACCTTATTAAGGTTGGGAGTCAAGCACTGGAGTAGATTAGCGGCTTTCCTTTGCGTATCTCGTCTGCCTTGATTTTTATCGGGGGCGGGCTTATTATGCAGATAAGCGGTATTGCTAAATTTTCTGACTAAGAGGTCGATCGCATTTGAACGCGCGAAGGTGCTGGTTAGAAAGCAAGTAATACCGCTATTCTTTTACTCTTTCAGGTAGCCGTGATCGTAATAACGCCTACCGTCTCGATAGTGTTTCACAGTCATCAGCAGTTCCCTGTCTTCCCCTTCTACTTTTAACGTAGCGCGATACAACTCAATACCAACAACATTACTGTCCCCATGCTTATCATCTCGAACTTCTATCAGGTCTGAAGTACGAATAATGTCTGGAATAGCCGGGATGGTCTTAACCAATCCATCACTAGCGTTGGCAATCGTGTGTTTCACACCCTTCATCGTTACTTCTATCTCATAGCCAGTAGCCGCATTGACAAACTTCTTGCCAATAAAGCGTTGGGCAAATGCCTTGGCCTTATCCCGCAACTCTTTCATGCTGTGCCAGATGCCCAGCTCGTCGCCTTTGACTTCCGGCAGCGGCTCGGCAGTTTCCACAGTTTCTACTTTGCTACCCCCAGCACTCCCAAACTGCCCATTATCCGCGCGCGGGTGCTTGCTCTCGTCCCATTCGGCATCTTGGGCAGGTTCAGGCTTTGGGTCGGCAGGGTCTCCGCCTTCTTCCCCTTCGCCGTCATTCAGGCCGTCTGAAAAGCCGTCATCGGGCATTTCAGGCACATCTTCTACATCAATGCCGTTGTAACCGCTGTCAGGCTCGCTCGCCAGCCGACCGCGCACTTCCTCTGCCGATACCACGCCTGCCTGAATGTAGGCCACATCGCGGTCGGTGTCGGATTTGCGGATGGTGGAAAGCTCGGTTTCGCTCATCTGCTGCAAAGGCACAAAGTCGAACGTGATGTTGTCGTTTACTTTGCCGAACAGGTGCAGTTGCACCAGCTTGAGCAACTTGTCCAGCGGATCGCGCAGCAGGTTTTCCTGCATGGCGCGGATGTGGTCGTAGTAAACGGCAATCTCGCCCTCTGTGCTGGCATTCAGGCCGCTGGGCGTGATGCCGAGCAGCTTCACCAGCGGCGTATGACTGGGTGCGGCCATTTGCTCCTGAGATTGGGCAAGTAGCGTATCCAAGCCGGATAGCGGGGTATTGAACTGGAAGAACTCTTCTTCCTCCTTGCTCAACAGCATCAGGCCGCGAATGTCGCGCAAACGGTTGTACAGTTCGGCACGGAGCATGATGTTGTTGTCGCCGTCGTCGCTGCCGCTCAATATCGCGCTCATGTCGGTTTTGATGCCGGACAAAGAGAAGCTGTGCAGCAGGTCGCTGACGGAATCCACGGTACGCAGCCAGCGTTCCACATAGGGCATCATGAGTTGGGTCATACTCACGCCGCCGAAGTTGTAGGCGGGCTTGAGCATATCCGGCACGGGGCGGGAAATCAGGGTAAACAGTCGGCTGGCGTGGATTTCCTGTGCCATCACATACCATGCCTTCGGCTTGTAGAAGTCGGGCAGGGTAGGGTCGATGGCGTTGTACGGCGCAGGGGTCGTCCACATCGGTTCGATGTTCACCAAGGCTTTCAGGCTGCCTTTGGCAATGGTTTTTTCGGTCAAGAGCAGCGGATTGGCGAGCTTGCCGTCGTGGTCTTTGATTTGCACCAGTATCTGGCCGCGTCCGAATAGGCCGTCTGTTTCGATGGCCTTGCGGAACACATCGCGCACGTTCAGCCGCTCGTAGCATTCCTCAATCTGCTTGATGGTCTCGCTATTGTCTTCTTCGCCTACGGATTTGATTTCTATCCACTGGCGGGTCATTTCGTTGGCCGTGGTTTCGCTCACGCTGCGGTATTCGGAAATTTGCGCCAACTCGGCCAAGCGCGGATAACCGATAAAGCCGGTGCCGAAAAAGCAATCAGCCCCGAAGTTTCCTAAGGGGCTGTTGTCCATCGCTAGGCCATTTGGCTTCACGCCGTCCGGCAGGCTGGGAAAATCCAAGCTGTATGATGCAGGCTGCTTTTCAGGTAGCCTTTGCAGGGCGCGGCGCATGGCTTTGTCTGTGTGTTTTTTCTTTTTGCTCATAGTCCGCTCAATACGTTGGGATTGATGTTCAGCCCGGCTTGCACCGGGGCAAAGGCCATTACCAGCGCGTCGGCGCGGTTGGGGCTGGGAATGCCGCGCTTTCGCATGTCTTTTTTGCTTTCGGCTTTGACGCGGCCGTTGGCGTCGTAATCGACTTGCGGGCGGCTCAGTTCGGCTTTCAGGTAGTCCAAATCTTTCAGGTTGCCGCACAGGCTGATCAGCTGGTCTTCTGGGTAGCTGTCGCCGTAGCGCACCGCGCGCCATGTTTTGTAAAAGCGCTCGCGCACCATCCACCATGCCTGCGCTTTGATGTTGGCGAACATGTCTTTGTTCTTTTTGCCGTCGGTGTAGGCCGTTTCGGGCTTGAACACCGCGCCGCCGGCATTGAAGCCAACCGTCTGCACCTTGCCGGCCTTGCGCCTAAACTGCGCCTTCACTCCGGCGCCGACACCGATGCTGTCGTACACGATGCGTTCGATGCGCTGCTCTTGGGCGTAGAGATAAACCTTGTCGGCGGAATAAATCACGTCCTGCCCGCGCCATTGCTGCATATCGCAAACCAGCGAGCCGTGGCGCAGCACTAGCGCGTTGGCATCGTCGCCTTCGTCGGCCACGTCAAACCCGACTATGCGCCGGCCGGCAGCCTGAAAACCCAGCGCCAGATGGGCATCAACCGCCGCATCCACCCAGCTGGGTTTGATAATCGCCAGCTCGCTGTCGGCCACCGGCTCGCCCAGCCAGATATGGCGGTACAGGTCTTCGTCGCGCTCGCGGCATTCGAGCATGTCGGCCAACAGCGGCGTGTCGTTGAAATACGGGTTGGCGTCGTAATTGGCTTTCAGGCTGATAATGTCTTTGGGCGGGTGGACGATAAAGCGCTGGTAGGTGTCGTCGAGAATGTTTTTCGGGTTGAAGCTCACCCAGATTTCGGCGTTTTTGTCACCGCGGATCGATGGAATCAGCACGTCCCACGAGTTTTTGCTCACCGCTTCGGCTTCTTCCACCCAGCAGATACCCACGCCCTGAATCGACTTGATTTTTGTGATGTTGTTCTTCACGCCGTAAAACACGAACTTGGCGCCGGTGCCTTGGTGGCGGATGGTCGATTTCAGGATTTCAAACTCCTGCGTGTAGCCCAGCCGTTCGATGGTTTCGGTAAGCAGCTGGTACACCGAATCGTCCAGCGAGCCTTGAAACTCGCGCGCGCACAGAATCACCGTGCCGATGCGCCGCGCTACTTCCACCGCCAGCTCGGCGAGAAAATAAGACTTGCCGCTGCCGCGCCCGCCGTAAAGCACCTTGTAGCGCGCTTTCTGTATCAGCGGTTTGAAGTAGGGATTCGCCATGGCAGCCTGAAAATAAAAAGCCGCCCAAAGGCAGCCTGAAACTATTTGAAGATGTCTTCCAGCGAACGGGTTTCCACCTGCACGCGCATATCTCCGGAAAGGTCGATTTTGTCGCCGTACTTTTTCGGCGCCAACTTGGCCGCCGTCCACTTGCGGGCGTCAATCTGCAGCTTGGCCTTGGCCACCGCCGCGCTTTCCGGCTCCACTTCGTCGGCAATGCGGATAATCGATTCGGCAAAAGCGTCTGCCTGCATCTCGCGCGCGTGCGCGTACTGCTCCGAAAACTCCTGATTTTCCGCCAGCCAGCGGTGCACCGTACTGGCCGCCGGCATGTCTTTGCCCGCGCAAATCGTGCGTAGGCTCTCGCCATCGGCAATGCGTGCGCAGATTTTGTCGGCAAGCTCGTTTGTGTATTTACCGGGTCTGGCCATAGTTACCACCATTTTGCTGCGGCACGCCCACCGCGGCTCGGTATCTACACGATTTAAGGCTGCCTGAAACGTGAAAAGGCCGCCCAAGGCAGCCTGAAACAAAAAAGAGAAAGCCTATCCGCAGCTTTCTCCCGAAATATAGCATATTTTAGACAAAATTCCCCGCGCGCGTCAAGCACCGATACCCCGCTCCGTACGGGCGGGGTGAAGCAGACTGCAGGCAGCCTGAAAACTAGGGGATTACAGCGGGCGCGACAGTATCCGGTGCCGCTGCAGGGCATTCTGCGCGGTATCCAGCCACGAGTGCGGCTCTTGCGACAGGGAGAATGCGCGGCCGGCCATCGGGCTGTTCACATCGCGCAGCGGACGGTACAGGCAGCGCAGAAACGCCATGCTGTCGTGCAGGTATTTGACACACACTTCGAAGGCGCGGATTTCGTCGGCGGTGAACGGTTCTGCTTCAGGCTGCGGCTTGTCCAGCACTTCGCCCTGCAAACCGCCCAGCGTCAGGGTGTGGACGTATTGCACCGCTTCGGGCAGCTTCTCGCGCGGCAGCTCTTCAATGGCCGCCACGCCGAAACGCTGGTGAACCATATTGTAGGCAGACGAATAATCGACGCCGCGCAGACCGACCAGGGCGGATACCGCTTGGCGCAATGGCGTGCGTTCGTCGGCGGTGGTTTTGGCTGCGGGGGCTTTCAGGCTGCCTGAAACTTCTTTTTCCAGTACATCCAATACCCAGCGGCGAAACTCTTTGGCGATTTTGGTGCGCGCCAGCATTCCGAGCAGATGGCAGCCACGCAGGCTGAAGACGCGGACTTTCTGCACACCGCCTGCAGTAGGCAGTTCGATAAGCTGCGTCATGCTGTCGGTAAATTCGTCGGCGTTGCGGTTGTAAAGATCGGATATGCGGTTTTCTTGGCTGTAACCTAAGGCTTCCGCAATTTGCGGAGACCTTAACCAAGGCTTGCCGTGAATATCGGTTACGTTGAATTGAGTGTTGCGGAAAGAAAGAGAAACTGCGTTCATGATGAACTCCTAATAATTAGTTAGTAGAAGCCCACAGAATGAGGTGGGCGGGTCTCAACTACCGTATTAGGACGGCTGCCGCTATTTCCCCGAAAGGTGTTGTATTTACGGCTATCAACCCGCCATTGAAACTTGATATTTTGCGCACAGGAGAGAGAAACAGGCACAAAAAAAGCGCACTGACGGGGCGAAGATTCCGCCTAATATTTAGTAGTGTGGCTATCATAAACAATCTTCTTATTTCACGCAAGCACAAAAAATCCGCATAAGCGGATTTGGTTAAAGGTCAATGAAATTTCATATTCACAACTTCCTCAATGGAATTATTTTTTAGGAGTTTTTGAACAGCCTCCAAACCTTGCCCATGTACTGCAATTTCAGGATGTTTGTTAACATAAGAACACAGCTCTGAGATTACTGTTTCAGCAGCCCGTTTTGCGACTTCTACTTGGCTATATATTTCCGGATTTTCAATATCTTGAGTTGATTCCAACATTTTTGCAAAAAGAAGAGCAGCAAAACCCAACTTGGCAAATTCATCAACTCGAATACTTACTGTAATTAATTTTTCATCCATCTTAAATTCTCCATGAAATAAGGAAATCTTAACGATAAGGCAGCCTGAAAAATAGTACAAGGCTTTTTGTAAAAAAAGCACTCCTCCAATTAGTGGAGTAAAATTAATTCAATGAATTATGCAACAAAAAATCCGCACAAGGCAGATTTTCTGTTTTCAGGCTTCGGGTTTGTCAAGTGGCAGGGGGATTTGGTCGCCAAAGCGGTCGGCAAATTTCCGTTCGTACTCCAGGCGACTTTCAGATGATTCTGCCATCTCCAAAATACGCCCCAATTGCATTCTCAATGCCCTGGTGCCGATGTCATTTAGAAACTGGAACAGTTTTTTCCTCCTGTCGCCGCCGTTGGATTTGCTAATCCGCATTAGCGTCAGAATACGTCCCTGGCTTTTGGCAAGCGGATAATATATGTGCTCGTTTGTCAGCCGCTTAAACTCCCACGGCCAGCCACGTACCGGAATCTGTAACTGATACAAACGCGCCCATTCCTCGTAAAGCTCGATGGGAAATTCTTTCTCGTACTTTTTTGCTTCTTCATTTACAAACGCTTTGAACGCGCTAATAAACTGTTCTTTGGTCGAATCAAACCCGGAGAGCCGGTAAACAAGCTCCTGAATGCCTGATTTAGCCGAAGCACTGATGATAACCCGCGCCTGTTTTAATGTGGTTTCCGGAACTTTCTTGCCGACACTACTGGCACTGATAATCGCGTTACACAAGTCAATCAGTATGGTTACGTCATAGCCGTGGCCATGCGAACCCGGCCCCGTGTTTTTTTGCGGATTCACCTGAAAAACAATGGGATTTGCAAATTTTTCCCTCAAGTCTGGCCCGATATGCTCTTCCAGATATTTATACGAGACAAACCTTGTCAGACGCGCACCGCCTTCGCCAAGCGCTAAAGCTTCCGCCATGCCGCGCTGGGAAATAACCGCCGTTTTGTTTTCGTCATTCAAAACATAGCAGTCCACATCAAACCCAAAATCATCGCGAAAGTTACCTTTTTTGATGGCCACAGGGTACCTATGATGGCGTGCGTTAGCTGCCTTGCGTGCAATCGCGCTACGCTCCTCGGGGCTTAATTTTTTGCTCCTTGCCGCTGCGCCGATAGCGCGTCCGGCCAGTTTGTCTTTTTCATTCGTCATTGCAAGCATCCTATTTTAAATATTGCTTGCATACTACGCATATGCCAAATAATTTACAAGCATTTTTAAATAAGTGTGCTTGCAAATATATTTCAGGCTGCCTGCGGTTGGCCACTAGTGCCGTTGCCGCTTTGCACGCCGGTGTGGACGTGGGTTTTCAGGCTGGTGTCCTCGGCTTTGATGCAACCTGAAAAGCATTTGCCGGTGAATGCGCCTGTGCTATCATTTATCCTATGAAAATCGTCTTGGATACCAATATTCTGGTCGGCGCGTGCATGGGTTCGCGGGCGGCCAACCGCCTTGTCGCCGCCTGCCTGCAGGGACGCTGCCTGCCTTTGGTCGGTGCGGCGCTGCTGGCAGAATACGAAGACGTGATTGCCCGCGAAGATGTGTTTTCAGGCTGCCGTCTGAACCTTGCCGAGCGCAACCGCGTGCTGGATGCACTCTTGTCTGTGGCCGAATGGACGCGGATTTACTACCTGTGGCGGCCGAACCTTGCCGACGAAGGCGACAACCACCTGCTCGAGTTGGCCGTGGCGGGGCGGGCGCGATATCTGGTTACCCGCAACCTGAAAGATTTCAGGCAGCCGCAGCTGCTGTTTCCCGAGTTGGAAATCTGCATCCCCGAAACCCTGTTGGAGAAATTGGCATGACTACCGTTACTTTACGCATACCCGACGAAAAACACGCCCGTCTGCGCCTGCTGGCCGAATCGCGCGGCATCAGCGTCAACAAGCTGATGGACGAAGCGGCCACGGTGATGCTGGCGGAGTTTGACGCGGAAACCCGCTTCAAAACCCGCGCCGCACGCGGCAGTGCCTCAGACGGCCTTTCCCTGCTGGACAAGGCTTTGCAGGCCGTCTGATGCCGGCAAAGACAAAACCCGCCACTTGGCGGGTTTTGTGGTTTTCAGTTTTCACACCAAGCCATAATCAAACTGCACCAGCCTATCGTTGATGCCGCTGACCGCGTCGCCGGCGGTGCCGCTGATGGTGGCGGCCGACGATTGGACGTGTACTCCGCCGTTGACCACTACCTGCGTGCTGCGGTGGTGGCTGACCTGCTGCGGAACGGAAGTGGTAGCCTGAATCTGCGAGCGGTTGGCCTGCAGGTTGCGGGAGACGGCTTCGCCGGCAAGTGCGCCGTCCAGCATTCTTTGAATGCCGGCGGCAGTGGCGGTGCCGCTGCGGATGTAGTTTGGATCGGTGGCATAGCCGTTTTGTTTGAGCGCGCTGAAAAAGGCTTTGCTGTTGCTTGCGCCATAGGCGGCACGGTAGCGCGGATTGCTGCCGACCACTTTCAGATAATCGTCGGCAAATTCGTCGGCGCTGTTATAGACGCGGTAGGGGTCGTAGGACTTTTCGCGGGCGTCCCACGCGCGGACGGTCTTGCCCCGCCAGTTTTTGCCGGCCTTGATATTGCCCAGGTTGTTGGTGCCGGCGATTACTTTTTCGCCCCAGCCGGTTTCCAAGGCAAACTGCGCCAGCACGGCTTGAACCGGCACGTTCAGGCGGCTGGCGATTTTTTGCGCGACATCCCAGTAGCGGCTGATAAAACGCTCTTTTTTGCCCTGCTTGCCAAAGCGGGGACGGTTGATCAGCTCTTTGGCGGCAGCCTGAACGGCGGATGCGCCTGCACTGGCAAGATGCGCACCGCTTTGTGCCGCACCGGCAATGCCGCGCACGCTTTTCATCGGATCGACGATGTGGATTGGAAATTTGCGGTTGGCGTGCATTTTGATGTAGTCATCGAGCTTGTGCTTCTGCACGCCGCTTTTGCCGTTTACCTTACGCGGGCTGGATTCGTAAACGTATTTCTCGCCGTTCTCTTCCACAATGTACACAATATGGCCGATGTCTTTGTAGCGGCCTTTGGCATGGTTGCTGCGCGATTCGCCTATCACCATACCGCCTTTAAGCTGGCTGGTATCGACATCTGACCATTTCATGCCGCCGGCGACCAGATTGCCTTTATCCGTCTGCTCTTTGATGATGCTGGCGGCGGTTACGGATTTGATGCGGGTTTTGTCTGCCGCTTCTTTGCCGAGCAACGGAATCAGGCCGTCGGCAATGGTTTTGTTCAGCTGCTGTACATACAGCGAGCAGTCAATCAGCCCTTTTGAGAGATTTCTGCCGTTCATGTTGTAGGTCATGTGGGCGTATTTTTGATGGCCGGCAACGGCTAGACGGTTGATTTCGCCGTCCATCGGCTTGCCGACGAAATTATTAACCGCTCTCCCCGCTTTTGTTTCCGCCACCGCCTGCGCGGCCTGCGCGCCGACTTCCACAGCTTTCTCCGCGCCATCCTTTACGGCGTTGCCCAGCTCGCGGCTGCCTTCTTTCACCACTTCCCACGCGCCTTTCATATCGCCTTGGGCAATCAGGCTCCACAGCTTGGCGAACTTTTCCAACACCGGCTGCAGGCGGTTGCGGATTTCGTCGCGCATGATGGATAGGCCTTTGGTAAAGCGCTCGATCCACAGGCGGCCGTCTTTGAAGTTTTCCAGCCACGACCAGTCCAGCGCGGAGTGTCCGCCGCGCGCCCAGACTTTGTAGTCGTCGTAAAGCAGATAAAACGCGACGGCCAGGGCGGTGATAATGGCAATGGCCGGCAGCAGCGGGGCAACGGCTGCCCAGGTGGCGGCACCAACACCGTCCAGCGCGGGAATCAGGCCGCCGGTCAGGATTTTAACGATGCTGCCGAGCCAGCCGGCACTGGATACCAGCGACAGCAGAAACTTGCCGCCGATAATGGCGCTCAAGCCGTAGAAAACGGCGGTAACTATCGGGTCGTTGTCGATCAGCACCTGCATCAGGCTGCTGGCCAGTTCGACAGCTTTTATCATCACCGGAATCAGCTTGTCGCCTATCATCTGCAGCAGGCTTGCCCACTGCTGGGCGAGATAGGCTTTTTTCTCGTTGAAGATAATGCTGTTTTGCACGTCTTTGTCGCTGGAGCGGTAGAGTTTTTCCTGCGCTTTGGCCATGCGCTCAAGCTCGCTGCGCCCGCGCATCAGAACATTGACGGTGCCGTCGTCCATGCCCATCATTTTGCCCATATTGTAGGCCTGCGTCCTGTCCATTTTGCTGAAGCGGTCGGCCAAATCGAGCATCACATCGTCGAGCTTGCGGGCTTTGCCGCTGCTGTCGAGCATGGATACGCCCAGCGCGTTGAAATAGGGCAGCATCGATGTGTCGCCCATCATCACCAGCCGCGTCATGCTGCCGGAGAGCTGCTGCATATAGCCGGTCAGCCCCTGCGCGCTGCCGCCGGCCATAGTAGCCGCCCCCTGCCATGCCTGCAGCTCTTTGCGGCTCATGCCCAGATTGCGCGATAGGTTTTCCATCTGCTGGTTGGCGGCGGCGGCATCACTGGCCAGCCGCAGCAGACCCAAAGCACCCAACGCAATGCCCAGATGGCCGAGTATTCTCACCAGGCCGGATGCGGTTTTGCCGAACTTGTCCATCTGCTCGGCGGTTTTCTTGTGCTGATTCTCGCTGCTTTTGGCGGCCTTTTCGGCCTTTTTGCCGGACTCTTCCAGTTTTTTCTGCGCCTGCTCGGCTTTCTTGGCCTGCTGCTCGAAGCGCGACAAATCAATGCCCAATTCCAAAATCAGGCTGTCAACAATGTGCATTCGGTTTTCCTTTCGATAATCAAGGCAGCCTGAAAGTCTGCCTCCAGTTTCTGCATCGCCGCGTCAAACAGCGCGCCGATAATTTCCTGTATTTCTTTTCTCCGCCGCCACAACGTGCCATTGCTCAAATCAAAGCGGTCTTGAATCTGCGTCTGCTTGGGGCGGCCGCTGAAGATGTTGCCGATCAGGGCGTCGCACAAAAGCAGGTTGGCGCCGTTGTTTTGGCGCTCGATGTGGGCAGTCAGGTCGATAATGCCGTCGAGCTTTTGGCCGCCGGTGTAGTGCATTTCGATGACGGCCAACTCGGCCGGCTCAAGCAGCCTTTGCACGCGGGCGATAATCATCGCGCTCTCGGCGTGGTGTTCGTGCTGGGTCAGGCCGCTGCCGCCGCCTTTGACGCCTTTGCTCTGCAGCCAGCCGCAGACTTGGGCGGTGTTGCCCAGCGGCTCGATACGCACCGCCCAGATTTTGTAGGCCTGCCGCAGGGCGGCGTCGGTGTTTGGATACATGCTTACTCCCAAGTGGTTTGCGCGCGCCACACCACGCCGTTATCGGCCGCCCAGGCTTCGATATACTCAATCAGGCTGGCGAGCCGGCGCACGCTCATTTTGGCGGTGCTCTCGCGCAGGTTGATGACTTCGCCTTCCAGTCCGATTGCCATTTCCGCTTGTCCGCCGGTGGCGATACGGTGGCCGGATACAAACACCGTTTTCCACTGGTCGATGCCCAGCTTTTGGCCGTTAAAGGTTTTTTGTTTGGCGATGTCCGACAGCATGGCGTGCAGCTTGGCGTTTTGCTCGTCGCTGCGCTTTTTGCCGCGCACTTCGACCACAATGCTTTCCTGCGATGCCAGCAGCGTGCCGCTGGCTTCCCATGCCAGCGCCATCACATTACGGCGGTTGTCGCGGGTGATGATGCGGTAAAACTTGTCGCTCACGATTCCATCTCCTTGGCTTTGGCGCGGTATTCGTCGCGGACTGCCTGTAGTTCCGCCACCGTCCATTTTTTCGGTACATAGCCTGCCGTTTCCATTTCTTCCACTCTTGCCGCGCCGATGCGGGCAATCAGGCCGCGCCGGTACTGGATCAGGTTGCCGCTCTCGTAAAGATTGCATTGCGGGCATTGGGCGTGGATGTTGTCGGCATCAAAACGCAGCGCCGAGCCCCGCCCGCGCGGGATGTAGTGGCCGGCCTGAAAATTGTCCGCCCACGGCCGGCCGCAGGAAATGCACGGCTGCCCTTGGTCGCGCAGGCGCACATAGCGGTTGACGGCGGCCTGCGCTTCGGCCGCCCAGTCCGACAGCCGTTTCAGGCGGTTTTTTGCCGCCTGGGCCTTTGCCCGCGCTTCGCGCTTGGCTTGGCGCTCCTGCTCCACACGCTTTTTCGCCGCCTTGGCTTGGGCGTCCGCCACCGCGCACCGGGGCGAGCAAACCGCCTGCAGCGGCCGCTGTTTGACAAACTCTTCCTTGCACACGCGGCATTTGCGCTTGACGGGTTTTTCAGGCTGCATCGGGTTTCCTTTCGTTTTTCAGGCTGCGTTTGGCAAACCATGCTTCGCGCTTACGGACGGTTTCGGCGTCGGCAGCCTGAAAGCGCTTATTGGCGCAGGAGCTCACGCGGTTGCCGTAGTAACCGGTTTGGGCCAGGCATTTGATAAAGCCGCTCAGGCCGTCGGTGGCGGCGGCTTTCAGGCTGCCGCGATTGCAGTGCAGGCACTTCACAGGCTTCTCCCGTTGCCGTGTTCCGGCGCTTTGGGCGGCGGCGCCCAGTAGGGGACTTGGTCGGTAAAGCGCTGGTAGTGGCCTTCCCAGCCCGCATACACGGTTCCGGCTTCGCCGTCGCGGTTTTTGGCAACGATCAGCTCGGCCAGATGCGGGTTTTCGTTTTCGTCGTAGTAGCCCGGGCGGTGGGGCATGATGATGATGTTGGCGTCCTGCTCGATGCTGCCGCTGCCGCGGATATCGGCCATCGTCGGGCGCTTGTCGGTCTGTTTGGCAACGGCGCGGTTGAGCTGCGCCAGAAGCAGCACGGGAATGTCCAGCTCCATCGCCAGCCGTTTCAGGCGGGCGGTGATGTCGCCCAATTCCTGCACTTCGCTGTTTCTGCCCGGGCGGGGCATCAGGTGCAGGTGGTCGATCACCAGCAAATCCAAACCGTCGGCCAGCTTGCGGTCGCGGGCGGCCAGACACAGGCGTTCGATGCCGGCCGGTTCGCTGTCGATGGTCAGCGCCCATTCGGGGGCGCGGCCGACAAACCAGTCTTTGCGGCGGATTTCTTCGATGTCCAATTCGCCGCGTTTCAGGCTGCCGAAATGGATTTCCGCTTCGGCGGCCATGCCGCGCATCACCAGCTCGCGCTGGCTCATCTCGTAGCTTTGGAAATGCACACGCAGCCCCTGTTTGGCAGCGTGGCGGGCGATGTTTTCCGCCAGCACGGTCTTGCCCATACCGGGGCGGGCGGCAATCACGATCAGGTTGCCTTTCTGCAAGCCCTGTGTGATGGCGTCCAGGTCGGCCAGTCCGGTGCTGATGCCCTGCAGACCCTTGCGCTTTTGCGCCATGTAGTCCAGCGTGCCGCCCAGCGCTTGGGCGTAGCTTTGGCAGGTCTCGGCCTTGTGCAGCAGGGTGTCGTTTACCTTGCCCAGCACGGCGGCGGCAGCGCTGCATTTGTCTTCGGCGCTCTCGCCGCTCTTGTCCAGCGCAATGCGCTCGATTTCGGCGCTGGCGGCCAGCAGGCGGCGTTCGGTGTAGCGGCTCTCGACGATGGCGGCATAGCGGACGATGTTGGCGGCCGACGGCGTAATCTGCACCAGATCGACCAGGTAGCCCATCCCGCCGGTTTCGGCAGCCAGATTGCGCGCTTCCAGCGCTTCGCCCACGGTTACCACGTCCAGCGGCAGGGCGGCCGGGGGCCTTTGTGCCCTCCCCCCCCCAACCAAACGGGGGGCCCG